TTCGAGGAGCTCCCGTGCAGACAAAAAAAGGCGCGGCCCCCGAAGGAGCCGCGCCGGTCGTGATGCGAGAGATCGCGGAAGAGAGCGGCGGTCAGGCCGGTTTCGCCGCTGCCTTCGCCTTTTGCGCCAGCGGCACTTTGACGTTCTGCATGTACGCGACGACGAGGGCGATCACACCGCTCACCATGTCGCGTTCGAATTGCCCGGAAGGGGCCATCGCCTGCATGAGATCGCCCTGCAGCTTCGCGACTTTCGCGGGCTGGCTCAGCGGATTGAGGATGAGATCGGGATTGACCTCGATCGCCTGGAGGTCGCCGACAAAAATCGGCAGCACGTCCTTGGCGAGGTCGGTTTTGAAGGCGGCGACAAGGCTTTGCAGCACATCCATGCAAGACTCCATTGGAGAAAGCGCGTCGGCAGCGCCGATCACGCGGTGGTGGTTGGACTGGCTTCGGTGACCGCGGCGGCGGACGCAGTGGTCGCGGCATCGCTGAAGTTCGCCGAAGCGGCGGGTGATGCCGAAACAGCGGCGGCTGGCGGCGAGCCCGCGGAGAATGCACCGCCCTCGCCATTGCCCAAAGGCGGCAACACCACCCCGCGCGACGCTGCCCAGGCACGCAATGCGGTTGCCGCCCACAATATGAGGGCCGAATGCGCCAACGCTGTCGTCATATCCATATCGGCGAGATGGGCGCTCCGCCAGCAGCCGAACCAGAAGAGAATGACCTGCGCCAGAATCAGCGACCCGCCGCCGCCATAAGCCATGGCGTGCGACGCCCTCATCGACGACGGCATCGGTGTGCTCCAAGAGTGAAAGCGGGGATGGCGATGGGCGTACCGCCCGGCGCGAGCAGGGCGCCGAGCCTTGCGAGTGGTGCCCGATGTCGGGTGGAAATGCGTGCGCGGCGCCGACCCTCATCGCAGCTTCGGCTCGGTGTCGCGCGACGCTCAGCGTAGTAGCAGATGGCGGGCCGGCGCTTGCACCCGGGCTTTCACGGCCAGGGGTGGGCGCCCGTGCCGGGTCAGCCCATCGGGCCACCCTTTATGCAGTGGATGACCGCCGCCGCGCTATCGGAAGTCGCCAAATATTGGATGGTGTCGGGCTTGTCCCAGGCGAGCCCATCGACGGGCGTCGCTGGCGCCGAGCTGCCACCCATCGGCATCCCGTAGCGCCTGATCATCGCTTGCCGGAACGTCGCGTTTTGCCGAAGATCGGAGAGGCGGTAGGTCACGCAGCCAAGCCCGCCCGATCGGGCGTCGATGAGGAATTCCACCTCGAGGCGGAATTCGCCATCCTGGAACGTGCCTTCGGCGACCTTGACGGTGCCCATTGGCGACGGCTTCTCGCGGTCCTTCACCGGCAGCAATTTCATCCCGCCATTGGACGCCTTCACCGCCACGTCCGGCGTCATGCCCCACCGCGTGTATTGCCAATCGGCGCGGGCGGAGGCGGGAAGAAGCGTGGCGAGCATACCGGCGGCAAGCGTGAGGCGAAGGACGGGCAATCGCGCGGCGAGCACCGCACGAGACAACCGGCTGGACTTGTCATTCGACATGACGGCGCCTTTCAAGCTGCGGCTCGCGCGCTGTGCGAGACGGCCAACGGGCTGAGCCGAGATGTCGGCAGTCGATCAGATCTAAGAGCGCCCAGCCTCCGCCATACGGTGGAGCAGCAATGCCGGCATGAGGCCGGCGCGGCTGTGTCTTGACAGAATCACCGCAACGCAAGATCGTCTCCACAACCGGATGGGATGGCACCTTTGGACGGAAACGGATCGCCGAAAAAGCTGGGGGAGCAGGCCAAGGCGTCGGCGTCAAGGCCTATGGCGTAGCCTCGGCAACGGTTGACGTGCTGGCCGTGTGGCTGATGAGCGTTCTTTTGATGCTGGTCGTGCCATCCCTCCCCATCGCCATCGAATTCCTCAAGACCGATACCGTGGGAGCGGCCAGTTATCTCATAACGGCCGCTGTGTTTTCCGCCACTTTTGCGGTGTCGGCGGAACACAATTTCTTTCGCGTCCTCTATATTCTGGTGTTTGTGACGTCGCTTCTGTTGGTGATGGTCACCTTGAATTCCCAGGTCGCGGTCATAGATCAGGGACCAGGTGACCTGCCCGCCGGCTCTTCCCCCGGTTTGACGGCCTCGGCCTGGCGCATGCCCGCGAATTCAAGCGTGCGCGTGATGAGCGCGCGATATTCATCCGCGCCGATCTCGAGATCGTCGGGGTCTTCGACCGGCGGCTCGGCGTGGCTCAGCGCCTGGCGCAACACTTCGAAGCCGAACTCCGCCGGGGCGATGTTCCCGGCGAAAAGCCGACGCAGCTCGCCGAGCTTGAAGCGGCGGATGGCATAGTTGCGGCCGCCGATCGAGAGAGTGAGACGTTCCGTCATCACGACGCCTCCGCGAAGCTCCAGTTCATGACATTACCGGCGGCGTTGGCGAAGACATCGAAATCCATCTCGGGGACGACGAAATCCTCGAGCTTTGTCGAATAGGCGAGCTTCGAGGCGACGCAGTTGAAGAGCTTCACATTGACCGGCTTGCCCTGGTATGTCCCGCCGTAGAGCTGCGCCTGGAAAGTGGGCGTGGTGCCGAGCAGCTGGTTATTGACGGCGTTCTGCTCAGCCGAAGTGCTTGTCTGCGTGAAGGTGTAGGAGATCAGCACCGCCTTGCCATTGTCGCCCGTGTTGAAGGAATAGACGCCGGCGGCGACGCTGTACTGTCCCGAAGCGGGCGCGCTCGCGACTTTGGTGAAAGGCAGTCCCGTCGCGGCGTTGACGACGCCGTAATCATCGACGAAGGTCGCAGCGTTCGCCACCGTGACGGCGCCGGTCGCAATCGTGCCGGCTTCGCCGAAGGATGTCGCGAGCTGGCCCGAGGCGAGCGTCTGGCCGAAAAACAGGTTGTTGAAGGCGAGGCCGGAGATCTGCGCCATCTTCGCCTTTCCCGTGATCTTGCCCGCGCCGCGCGCGACGGCGACCGGGAATTGGAACTGCCCGGTCAGCGTCTTGGTGGTGAAGCTCACATCGAGCTGCACGTCTTGAATGAGGCCGAAATTTCCTGGCGTCGCGTTGGCGACGTCGGTGCGCGAGCCCAGCAGCACGCCGGAGCCAAACTGAAAGATCATGGGTCAAATCTCCTCGCTGAAGCGCCGCTTAAGATCTTCCTTGGCGGCAAAAGCATGGTTCCATGCAGTGGTGTCGGGGGCGACCGGACTGCCGGGAAAATGGTCGGACCACCAAGCGTCGACGAATGCGGCGACATCGCCAGCGCTGAGCACGCGCGCAGACCGCTGCGGCGCGGAAGGCGCATCCATGGCTCGTCTCCGTATCAGTTAGGTGAGGAATCGCTGCGCCGCGGATCGGGCGCGAAGCTAGTTGCTGATCGCGACGATGTAGAAATTGTCGCCGATCGGCGCGATGAACCCGACGCCGTATTCGAGCGGCGTATCGGCGATCTTAGCCTTCCAATCGGCCGACCACTCGGCCTGCGGACGTGCGATCTCACCGCTCTCGTCATAGACGAGAAGATGCCAATTGCTGATGCCGGCCCAGCCATCCTCCGAGAGCACAAAGACCTTGGTGCGCGCGCCGCGATCCGCCGGCATCGCGGCGATCTCCGCGAGATAGCGGCCGCGATTCATCCGATAGTCGAGATATTCGCCGGCGACCATGGTGCCGTCATGAAAGACGCGGTAGTTCGCGAGCGAGATCGCCAGCGACAGCGGCAGCATGGCGAATGCCGCGGCCCGCGCGTACCGTTTCACGATGGCGGACCAGATAGCAAGGCCCAGCCCGATCACCGCCGCGACATACCATGCGGCGACGATGAGAAGATCACCCCACGTATCGTCGGGCTCGGAGGCCCAGTACAGCACCGTCGCCAGCGGGAAGGCGAGCGCGCATATGATGCCCACGAGGCACGAGAGCGGCCACGACACGCGGCGCCGATCGACCAGACCTTCGCCCGTCATTGGCAATAGCCGAAGGTACCGGCGCCGACATAGTAGTGATTGCCGACACTAAGCGAGGTGCTGGAGCAGGAAAGAGACTTGCCGATCGGGTGGCGCTTCGATTCAGCCGATCGTTCGCGCGGCGGCTTCGAGAACTCGTCACTGGCGTCGTAGACGACGCCCTCCCAATTCTCGAGAAAGCTATCCCAGACAAAGATGATGATCATCGGATCGTCGCACTGCCAATCGGCGACAGTAATGTCTTGTGATTTGATGTCCTCGGGATCGCATTTGCCGGCCTTGGCGCGCGTTACAACCGCGTCGAAAGCCGCTTTGTTCGTGGCAAAATGAAGCACCTCGCTGACATGCTGACCCAGAATCGCGACCGTCGCCGCGAAGGCGAGAACTCCCATCCATGCGAGACCCATGAGGTATCGACGCCTGAAGATGGTCTTCAATGCCATGACCAATGCCGCGATCGATATGACGAGCGCGAATAAGGTCACCGGCCCCAAGAACAGCAGCGCCAGCCAGAAGACATGAGCAGCGATGACGAGGAGGCCGGCCAAGATCAAGCCGATTGCACACAGCGCCACAAAGCTGCGCACGGCACGGTGCTGCTCGGCGGATATGGGCACTTTCTTGGAGACGGGAGTGTTGCTCACGTCACTGGCAACCCTCTGGTCCGCTGGCAAAGCTCCCGCTGCCGATATAATAGTGGTTGCCCACGCCGAACGACGCCCAGGAGCAGGAGAGAAGGTCGCCAATTTCACGGCTCTTCCACGCCGCCGCTCGCGTGCGCGGACGCTTCGCGAACTCGTCGGCGGCGTCGTAGACGACGCCCCACCACTGCGAAAGGAATCCGTCCCAGGGGAAAACGATGGTGATGGGATCATCGCAGTCCCAGCTATCGACAGCGACGCTTCGTGCCTTGAAGTCCTCGGCTGTGCATTTCCCGGCCTTGGCACTCGCCACGACAGCATCGTAAGCCGCCTTGTGCCAAACGAAGTAAATCGCGTCACCGGCGCGCGAACCGAGCATGGCGATCGCGACCGCGAGAACGGGAAATCCCGACCATGCGAGGCCCTGGAGGTATCGGCGCTTGATCATTCTTCTGACGGCGACAACCACGGCCGCGATGGGCACCACCAGTGCCCAAGTCGCCGCGAAGAAAAAGAGTGGCGACGTTACGACCAAGAAAGCCCACGCCATTTCCCACGGAGCGATCGCGGCACAGACAAGGCCGGTGATGATCAGCCATCCGACGCACAGCGCCAAAAAAACACGCGATGGGTCGGGCCCTTCAGGAGGCATGAGCGCAATCCTTGCCACGGCATTGCACCGGTGCGGCCGGAGACAGCGAGCTTGCTTTCTGGGTCATCACGGTCTCCCTGCCAGATCATGCGTCGAAGTCGCTCATCCGCGTACTCGGCCTCAATCGCAGCCGTTAGGACCTGTGCCGTAGTCGCCATAGGCGATGTAGTAGTGATGGCCCACGCCGAACGACGCCCAGGAGCAGGACAGAAATTCGCCACTACGACGGTGAGTCCACGTCGCTATCCGCTTTCGCGGCCGCTTCGCGAACTCGTCCGCAGCGTCGTAAACGACGCCCCACCACTGCGAAAGGAATCCGTCCCAGGGGAAAACGATGGTGATGGGATCATCGCAGTCCCAGCTATCGACAGCGACACCCCGTGCTTTGAGGTCCTGCCCCGAGCACTTCCCCGCCTTGGCGCTCGCGACGACCGCATCGTAAGTCGATTTGTACCAGGCGAACCGCAGCGCATCGCCAACCCGCCAGCCGGCAATCTCCATCAGCGCAGCGAGAACGGGAACGCAGAGCCAAGCGAGACCGATGAGATGGCGGTGGCTGAACAATCTCCTCGCGGCAACAATCATCGCCACCAGCGACACCGTCAGCCAGGCAAGCCAGAGCCAAACCGCTGTGAAAGTGAATCCCCTGAAAGGCACCCAATCCAGACCCGACGCGGCGAACGCCGCGGCAAGACCGGCGGCTACCGAGCAGACGGCACTCACCGCGACAAAAATAGGAGAGGCGCCGGGCCTACCAGGGGACATGCACGCAATAGCAGCTGAATCATTGCGTCATTTCTACCGTCAGGATTGCGGCGGTTTAGTGATTCACGGAGCGATCTTGCCCGTCATGTAGTCGTCGTACCCCTTCTTGATCAGGGGGACCGTGACCGGGTTGGCTCCCAAAAGGCGCAGCGACCTTTCGCCGTGATTGGCAATCGCCGCTCCGACCAAGGTCTCTGGCCAGGAAAGCCCCGCTGCCGCGGCGACAACGCCATAATTGTAATTGCCGATGTCGACATAGTCTCGATTGTAATCGTCGGTACTGCCGCCATAGATCACTTGGTAATCCACCGGACCACCGCGAGGAAATAGGGCGCGCGTGCAGGCGGCGGAATACGGGCACACGCAGCATCAGCTCGGCACCACGATTTCGACGGGAATGATGGCGACGGCCTGGTGGCCGAGGATGCCGCCATCGGTTTCGATCTTGCCGTTGATCCAGGCCTGGTAGACGGCGCCGCCGAGCGTCTGGACATTGGCGGCGAGGTCGCGGCCGAGCGGCGCGATCGCGGCGTCGAGAGCGTCGAGCAACGGGTTCAGCGACAGCGCCGGCGCGCTGCCGTCGTCGGACGCCTGGGCATAGACATAGAGGTCGACGGCCAGCGTCCATTTCGCCGGCAGGCCGCGCTGGCGCGCCGCCGTCTCATGCTTTTGCGTCATGAACAAGGCCGGCTGCTCCGCCGCGGGCACGTCGCTCCAGTGGCGCAAGCGCCGGCTCGCCGTGGCAAAGCCGGCGGCGCCCGAGATGACCGTGAAAAAGGCGGAGTAGATGGCTTCGCGATTCATCGGCTGACCGCTTGCATGACGGCGTCCTGCAGCTCGGCCGCGATGTCAGGCGCCATGTCATCAAGCGCCGAGCGCAGGAAGGAGCGCGCGGGGATGCGCGAACCGGGATGATGCACATGCCTCGCAAAGACCAGCTTGCCGCCGAGCATGAAGGCGAGCGCCTTGGCCTTGCGCACCTCGATATCATGGGCCGGCGTCTGCCCGCCGAATTCGTTGATGGCGGCATAGGGCAGATCGCTGCCGACACGGCCGGAAAGCCCGGTGGCGTCCTCGCCCGCATCGACCGTGATGCTGGCGCGAAGAGCGCCGGTGCGCAGGTTCAGCACGTCGCCGCTGAGATTCTGCTGGACCTTGGCCTGGAGCGCGATGTTGAGGCGCGCGATGGCGCGGCCGATGCCGTCATGGAGCGCGCCGGGCATCGCCGAGAGGCGATCGGCCAGCGCCTGGTCTCCGGTGAGGGCGACACTGATCATGGCGCGAAGGTCCGGCGGTATTGCTCGAGCAGCGTCTGCACATCGGGCGGCATATCCTTTTGCGCAAACGACACGACCTCGCCGGCGAGATTTTTCGACACCTGGCCGATGCGGTCGCGCTCGCGATAGCGCAGCGCCACGAGCTCGATGCAAGCTTGCTCGATCTCGGGGGGTGTCGCGGCATAGCCGGCGGTGTAAGTGACAGCGACGTTCTGCGCGCCGCGTCGGAAACAGTAGCCGCCGATGAGATAAAGCACGCCTGGGCTGAAGACATAGCCGGGCGTCTGCGGCGCGCTCGCGACGGGAATGGCGATGCCGTCAACTGTCACGCTCGTCACCGCCGTCACCGGGCCATGGGCGAAAGCGAGCTTCTGGCCGCCATCGCCGTCGCGTGTCTCGCTGTAGCTTTGGGTCGCAAAGCTGCGGCCGAGCCAAGTCTGGATGAACTGGCTCGCCGCGGTGATGAGCCGCGTGAGCAGCGCATCATCGCTCGACGTCGCCAAAGGCGGCGAGAACCATGCTTTGACATTCGCGAGCGTCGTGAGGTCGCCGGTTGCCATCGCTTTCTATCGTGCCTTTTTATCAGCGGGTGTCGTCGCCTCGCCAAGCACGGTGAACCTATGGGAGCGCGCGACATCGACCGCGGATTCCGGCAATTCGATGATCCCGTCACGGTCGGGCAGGTAAGCTTTGCCCGAATGGGCAAAGCCGCCGCTCTCAAGCGGGGCGAGCATCTTAATCATTGGCATGTCAGTTCCTCACGTCACTGAAATCGGCGATGTGGCCCGGCTTGTGACAGCGGAGCCACATGCCGCGAGATGATCGCTCAGTTATTGGCGATGTTCGTGATCACGCCCATGGCGAAGGGCGCGTAGATGGCGAGGACTTCCTCGGCATAGACGCCAACTTCGCGCTGGCGCGTGCGTAGCGGCCAGTCGATGCGGTAGTAGTCGCGCCGCGTCTTGACCTCGGCGACGTTCGGCACTTCGTTCGACTGATAGGCCGCCGGTAGGCGCTCGCACCAGCCGATGATCGTGCCGGGCGGCAGATCGGGATGGAGCTTCACCGGGATCTTGGTGCCGCCATCGACCGCGAAGGGGTTGTAGTAGAACTCGATGGCGCCGCTGGCGACGATCGCATAGGGGTCCTGGCCCTGCGCAGCCGCCTCGGCGTTGTAGCGCAGCAACGGGCCCGAGGAGGAGTTCAGCACTTTATTCGTGATGTTGCGCTGCTCCTGGCTGTTGACATAGATCACGGTCGGCGACAGTCGGAATTGATCCCACATCGATTGCAGCATCGCGTCGATCTCGATGACCGAGCCGCGGCTCGAGGCGGTGAGTGGCGTGCCGGCGCCGGCCGTGCCGGTCGGAAGCACATTGACGAAGGCGCTGTTCGCGGGATTGAACGCCGCCGTGAGCAGGCCGTCGAAAGCGAGGGTGGCGTTGCGCGAATTGTCGCCGGTGATCGCGGTTGCCGCCTGGCGGCCGCCGGCAAGCGGTGCCGCAAAGGCCGCGCTGTTGATCGTGGTGATCGCCTGCAGCGTCTCAGATCCCGCCGTGCCGACATACCAGGCATAAGCGACGGCGCCCTGCGCGGCCGCGACCGAGGCGAAAAGCGTCTGGCCGAGTGTGACCGCTTGCGTCGCGTTCGCCGATTTGTTCGAGGAGCCGCCGCCGAGCGTATAGGGATTGCCATCGGCGCCGGTGAAGGTCTGGCTGGTGGCGACACCGCCGGCGAGGCTCGAATTCTTGTAGCCCTCAAAGGCGAGCGCCACGACGATCACCGAATAGGTCGCGGCCGGCAGGGTGGCACCACTGCCCGAGGCCGAAAGCGCCGGTGTCGCCGGCGTGCCCAAAGCGAGCGAGGCGTTGCCGCCCAAGAGGCCCGTCTCCTCCTTGCGCATGAGCTTCTGCAACAGGCGCAGGCTCATGGTCGCGTCGAGATCCTCGAAATTTTGCGCCGCGGCCTCGGCTTCGAAGCTCAGCTGATCTTCCTCGCCGATCGTGACGAATGTGGCCGCCTTGCTCGTCGTCGAATAGGACATGCGCGCCGAGCGCTGGCCTTCCGGGACCCAGCCCATGGCGTCGAAGCCCGAGCCGGTGATGGCGTTCACCTGGCGCCATTGCGTCGCGGTGCCGGTGCCGCCGCCGACGCGCGGGATCGCATTCCTGAGCGGCGTGATGATGGGATAGAGGTTTTTCGCCGGCGCCTGCAGGTCGATGGCGACAAGGCCGGTGCCGAGATTGATGCTCTTGGCGAGATCCTGGCTGGGATTGGCGAGAGCGAGCTTGATGAGATCGAGCGTCTCTTGCGTGACATTGGACATTGCGGGGCTCCGTCTTGCTTCCGGTGAAGCGTGGGAATGCGGCGCGATCAGGCGCTGCTGGTGCCGTTGCCCAAGCGGCATCTGAGAGAGGGTCGGTAGGCGTGCCGGCCTCAGGGGAATGAGGAGTGAGCGAGTGCTACCGCGGCAGTGGCTGCGGCAGGCGCAGCGCGAGCTTGGTGAGCTCATGGGCGCGCTGCTCGGGGCTAAGCCCCGCGAGGCGCGTGACGAAATCGGCGACCCGCTCGCCACTGGCGCCGCCGCCATCCTGCTCCTTGCCGATGACAATCGCCTTGGCGATGGCGCGGGCCGGCAGCGGCTCGGCTTCGAGCCTCTCCAGGCGCTTCGCCAGCGCCTCCATGCGGCGCTGCAACGGCGCCATCTCTGCGGCGAGCCGCGCGAGTTTCTCCGCAGCACCGGCAGCGCCCGCCGTCATCGCTCCATCCGCGGCGGCCGGACAGGATGCGCCGAGATCAACCGACGTATCATGCAGCTTTTGCACCCGCGCGAGGTCGACGCGGCTGTGGCGCGCGCCGACCTTGCCGTAGCTTGAGGCGGCAGCGCTCGAGGGCAATTGGCCCGGACATGAGGCGCCCAAATCGACCGAGGTGTCGTGCAGCCCCTGCACGCGCGCGAGATCGACCCGGCTATGGCGGGCGCCCACCTTGCCGAGACCGCGCGCCTTATAGAGCTCGATCACCGCTTCGGGATTGGCGGGGCGGTCGACGAGGCTGATCTCGAGGAGCTCGACGCCGGTGATGATATTCTTCTGCGCCTTGTCGCGCTCGACGACATGGCCGCCGATCGAGAAGCCCTTGTAGACGCCTTCCGTCACTTTGCGCCAGGCCTCGTCATCGATGATGCGCGCGGCGAGGTACAGCCCCTTGTCGTCGATCTCGGCTTCCTTGGCGACACCGACCGCCGAGGGCCGATGCATCTCGCGAATGTTGGCGAATCGCATATAGTCGGGCAGCGCCGCCTCGATCGCTTCCTTGCGCACGACCTCGCCCTGGCTGTCGAGTGCCTCGGTGCTGGCATAGCCGCAGACCAGCCGCTGCTCGCGATCGATCTTGGTGATCTCGGCGAAGAGCCTCATGTCTTCCTGCTCCCGTGGGTCAAACAGAAAGGGCGCCGCAGGGCGCCCTTGTCGTATGTTTGGTGTGGCGACGCGCTAGCTGTTGGTCTTTTCCGCGAATATTGTGCCGGCCATAGTTGCACAGCTCTCGCTGATCGCACCGGAATGTCCCGCGACCAGCCGCACTTCGGGTTTCGTTCGCGCGCAGAACGAGCAAGTGAGCTTGCGCTCCTCCGGCCCGGCCTCCGGTCCCAGCGTATCCCGCAGCACGGCGCCCGCCACTTCATGGAGATTCATAAGCGTGCCCGTCTGATAGGCGTCGTCCTTGAGCGCGCGAAATAAAATCGCGCGCAGTGCGAGCTCCATAGGCGAGCGCGATGGTGCCCGTCAGCTCATCGCGCGGCCGCGGGCGATAGATGCGCCGGCCGCCCTTCTCCGCCACTTCCACCAGGATCGCCGGCCCCAGCGCGATGCTGTCACGATCGCAAGCAAGCCGAAGCCCACCCATCGCCCAGCGCGAACGTGGTCATACGGGCATTGCTCGAGATGCGGAGGTTCATTTCCGTCTTTCCAGGGACGAGGGTGAACAAAGATAGAGAAAGCGGTATCCCGCGGCAGCGCCGTGTCCTCAGCTATTCCTCGCGATTCGCCGATCAGCGCTTACAGCGCTGTTGCTGTTGCTGGATCGCTCGCCACTGAGCCAGCAGTGTGTTTCCCGGCGGTCCCCCCAGCGCGAATTCATCGTGGTTCATGGGCCCGTGAACAGTCGGCGCGAAAACGAAATCATTGCCGAGCATGATCAAGATTTGCTCGCGATCATGCTTCGCCACTTCCGCCGCGAGTACGTCGACGGCCGGGTGCGTCAGCTTGATGAGCACAGCCTCCCCGAACCGCCCTTTGTCAGAAGGCATCACCGACACAATTTCGGGATCGACAAGGAAGGGCGGATGCCGTAGCGCTTTCCGTGGCGGATGGACCACGTCGCCGCGGAGCGGGGTTCCCGATGTCCAGCGGAATGTCAAAGACGGGCAGCTCCCGCCATCGTCCGCGCCCCAGACCGGACCGCTCGCAGCGATGAGCAATGCGGCAACCAAGACGCGACAAAGCGAGCGCACGACGCCGGCGTCCGCGCCCACCGACCGCAGCCGGCAGACATCGCCATTCCGCGTCACGCCGGATTTGGCGGGCTTTCCCCGAGAGTTCCAGAGCATCGTCATCAACGGCCCCGACAAGAGCCACGAAACATGGGTGATACGCGAACCGTTATCGCGCATCCCCACGCGAGGTCATCGACCTCCGGCTCCGCTGGAGACTGTTTTTGAGGGAAATGCGACTTCGCGTCAAGGTAGAAAAACAGGAAGGGATACCTCCTCCTGGGCGAGGGAGGCACCTAGTTCCTTTGTAATAGTCTCTTGACGTATTCGGCGCCCGGCCGCGAGATCGACGATGACCGGGGGAAGCGCGGATCGATCATCACCAGCGTGTTGCTGCGCTTGTCATAGAACAAGGCGCGTCCGCTGGCATCCCGCTGCGGCTGCGCCGTCCGCATGACATTCTCTGCCAGCGCCGCCAAATCGCCTGGGCCGCCGACGTCGGGGAACTGCCTTGGGTCAACCGCATGCAGCCGATAGGTATTCGCCGCGGCGACGCCAGCAGCGTTCCTGATCGCGTCATCCAGCGCATGCCTGGCCTCGGCGACATGATCGCCGGTCGGCGGCTTCTCGGGGTCCCACATATCGTTGAACAGCTTGTTGTTCGGGTCGATGGCGTAAAGCTGCTTGGTATAGATATCGAAGAGCTCTCGGCGAACTACCGCCGTCGGATCGAGGGCGTCTTCGTCGGGGTCATGGATGTCGGGCTCACTGTACTCGGGGGACTGGCGCGTAGGGCATGCCAGGGGCGAGGGTCTGGGCAAGCTGCTCGCCCGCTGCCTCGCTGCCGCCGTTCGCGTCGCTACGGGTGCCGTCGTCGTAGGCGGCGACCTGCATGCCGCCGCTGCCGCCTCGCTCGTCCAGCGCCCGTGCTCGTCGCGCGGTTGGTCGGGGCTGTATTTGGCAAGGCTCTCCGCGCGGGCGAGTTTGCCGAACGCCGCGGCGGTCAGTGGCGGCAGCCTCAGGAGCACCGTGGCGATGCCGGCGAGCGGCAGGTTGCCATCTTCCAGCGCTCGCACCGCGACATCGAGCTTTGACAGGCACCGGGCAAGATCGCGCGGTTTTTGCCTTCCATACGCCAGATCGAGAATGCGCGCGATCTCCGCATCCTGCCGCCGGCGATAGAGGCGCTGACCGATCGCCTCGACCGCGTCCACCAAGGTCGCCGGGCCGAGCGCGATGCCGTCGCGATCGCAAGCAAGGCCTGGCCCGCCGCGCTCGCCCAGCCGAAACGTGGTTATGCGGGCGTCGCCCGAGACGCGGAGGTTCATTTCCATCCATCCAAGGGCGAGTGCGGGCGGGGATCGAGCGGGCGGCACTCCCACCAGCGCTGCCGAGGCTGCGGCTCAACCGGCGCTCATTCCTCGCGCCAGAATGTGAGCTGCAGCGTCGCGGCGATGTTGAGATAGGGGATAACGCGCGGGTTGGTGAGCCAATCCGGCCAATCCGCATCGGCATGGGGCGGCGGCTCGCTGAGCGCGGCCTCTTGCGCCCAGACCCCGCCACGCCGCGTCGGGCGGCTCAAGGGGATCTCGAGGTAACGCTGTGTGCCGGCGAAGAGGTAGCGATCGCCGCTGTCTTTGGGGTGCAGAAGAACTTTCACATAGAGCCGGCCATTGGCGATGGCGGCGGTGATCGTGATGCGCTGGCGTTTCTCGTACCAGAACAGGGCCATGTCGCCCGAGCAAAGCGGGCGCGCCACGTCCACGACGCAATGCAGCATCACACCGGGATCGCGCGGCGCCGGATCGAGTTGCACGGCGCCTACCGCCCAAGTCTCCGCCGCGGCCGGCGCCGACATCGCGTATGGGAGACCGAGCAAAATCGCCAGCGCCGCGCCCAGTTTCAGAGCGCGTGAAAGTCCGGCGCGACGAAGAGACGGGCGATCATCGCCCGATCGATGTAACCGCCGATCATAGAGAAATTATGGTCGAATCAGCACGCCAGGATGTCTTTGCGCGCCCGCGTCACGACGGATTTGGCGCGCGATCCACTGCGATAGTCGCATTTCCGCCCAGCGCCGCGCGCTCAATCTCCCATCGGCACGCCGCAAGACTTGCCGCCCGCCTTTGTTGCTCCGTCGCGCTCGCGATCTGCTCGCCCAGTTTCGGTACGATATCTGCCAGAATGTTTGTCGACATGATCACTTCCTCGGTCCCGTCGCCATAACGCCAGCTGCATCGAGTGTCGGGCTGCGTAGCGTGGCGTCCATGCTGAGCGGGCGATCAGCGTTCTGGACGGACGTCGATCCGCAATGTAGCGGCGGGCACAAGATTGCCGTTCTCGGGCCAATGATATGGCCAGCCCTCGCCGGCACTTGGCGGCGGTTCGCTCAAGCTCACATCGAGCGAGTAGGTGCTGCTGCGCAGTGTAGGATCACCCAACCGGATCAGCGCGTAAGGCAGGGCGGAGACATAGAGGTAGCGCTCGCCGGTCTCGTGGTCTTTCAATCGAAATTTCAGAAAGAGGTTACCGGGCCTAACGAGGGCGATGAGCACGACCGTCCAGGGCTCACCGTACCAGAGCAATTTCATCTCGGCTTGGCAAAGAACTCGCACGTTCTCGGAGCAACGGATCGTCACCGCGGGATCGGACGATTTGGGATCGACCTGGTGGATGCGAAGAACCCAAGTCTCCGCCGCCACTGCCGACGGAACCGCTAACAACGGTGCGAGCAGCAATGTCAGCGCAGCGCCCAGTTTCGCCATCTTCGTAAGCACGGCTAGATCACCAGTCGGGTTGAGCAATACATGATTTGTATAACTGCCAATCGTGGAACAAATATGGCCGAATCAACGCCCTGTGTCGCGCAAGGCGCCAATTTCCGGCCAGATGATCTGCTCAATCTCGCAGGAGCCGAGCCCAGCCTGCCGACCGACGACCACGACCGCTATCTCCGCGGCCGGGGGGCTTTTGGCAGCGGTGACGGCGGAAATTGTGTCAATTCGCCATGTGGAAGGTCGATCTGCGGCGCCGGCACCTGCGCCCCATGGATCTCAGGATCCTCATTTTCATGAGGTGTTGGACCGAGGGGATGCACTCTTCCCTCCTCGGGAATGCTCTCATCCGGAATATTGGTGCCGGGGATGTTCGGCCGCTCTGGCGGTGGGAGGGGCTCCCGCTCGACGTGGCGGTCATCGCTGCTCGCGACGAGGTCGCCAAGACGATCGCCGCTTGTCACTCTTGTGCCGACCGCAGGTGCTGTCGCCGGATCGATGCCGCCGTATACGAGAGTGGTGCCGTCCGATCCGAGAACGTGAACGGTTGCGCCCGCGCCACGACCGACAGAAATCTCGTCGCCACTGTGCACGACCACGCCATCAGCTTGCGCATGCACGCCAGGCCGGGCATTTCCACCAACACTTGTCCACCGCCCGTGCTCGTCACGCGGTTGGTCGGCGCTGAATTTGCTGACCGCGTGTTTGTCCCCAGACGCGACCAGCGCAGCGTTGCCGTTGGCCGCATTGCCCCCCAGCGGCACCGGTCCGGAGCCGGTGAAGACCATGGGTGTGTCGCCATGCTCGACGGGGTCGAGGCCGATGTCGTGGCGCGCCTCCTTGATGGTCTTGATGCCGGTCGTGACATAGGTCCGGGCGATGTTGGCGAGCGTCTCGGGATCAACCTCGCGATCATCGCACCAGGCGAATTCGAGGTCGGGCGCGGCGAACTCGGTCACCAGGATGTAGTCGATGAGCTGCTTCACCCAGTTCTGCACCGGCGCCAGACCCTCCGCGACCGCGGCGTCATGCGCGGTCTCGGCTGTGGCTCGGTTCATCATCCCGGCGAAAGGCTGCGGCGAGATCGAGAAGGCGAAGCAGATGACCCGCGCCAGCCACTCGTCGAAGACGTTCTTGAGCTCGTCATCCTTGGTCGCGATGAAGGTCTTGGCGACCCCGCCCGGCACGAACTTGGCGTGGCGACGCTGCGCCAGATTGCCTTCGAGCAACGCGTCCCAATATTGCTGGAATTCCTTGATCTGCTGCGGCGACCAGCTTTCGGGCGTGCCGATGAGCGCTTCCGGCACGTTGCCTTCGGTATAGTAGCTCAGCTGAAAAAGCTGGCGGCGCAGCGCGATGTTGACCGTCATCAGCACTTGCTCGACCGGCGAATAGCCATAGAGCTTGTGCGAGCGCGCATTGCGCGGGCGGTAGATCAGATCGCGCGTCGTGAGATCGACGGCAGGAAGCCCGTGCAGCACTTGCTGGTATGCGGGCTCGGGCGGCAGCGGCGAGCGGCCATCGGCGGTAATGAGGCGCTTCACCGTCGTGCCGTCGATCGGCTCCAGCGCGTAGAGTTGGCCGCCGCGCGTGCGCCTGATGAATAGCGCCGGCGCATCGACGACGAAGAGATCCTCGAGCAATTGGCGCAGCCAGGTCGACCAGAAATTGATCCGGTCGGGCATGCGGAAGAATTCTTCGATCGCGCCGATGCGAGGATCGTCGAGCCGGTCGGAAGCGGGCTTCGCATTGGCGAGAGCGCGCGGGCGGATGTTCCAGGTGAGCCGCTCCATCTGGTCTTTGCGCGTCTCGATGACCAGGCGCAAGAGATCATAGCCATCGGCGATGGAGCGGAGCTGCGCGAAGGATACCGCCTCGTTGCCGCGCGGCGTGACGGTGAGGTTGTAGCCGACGGGATAGTCGAACTGCCGCCCCGCCACTTCCGGCGGCGCTTGCGGCGCCAGCGGCTGGAACGGGCCGAACCATGCCTCGGGCCCGGCGCCGGTGATCATGTATTTGACGCCCTGCAGCACGCGCTGAATGAAGGTAGGCTCGATGGCCGTGCGCGTGGCCCCGGCGCGTTGCGCTGCGGCGATGGATTTGCGGTCAACCGGCTCGGCCATGCCCGTCACCCCGGCGCCTGGCAATAGACATGCGACCACAGGGTGAGCGTGCGGCCGAGGCTGGTCACGATGGTCGCCTCGCCGCGATAGGTGTTCCCTGCGATCACGCCATTGCCGATGGTCTGGTTGGAAAAAGTGCGCGTGCCCAGAATGGGATCGCTTTGCGTCGTTGCCGTCGCGGCGCCGACGAGGCGCGATGCGGCTGACGCGTCCGGCGTGATCCCGGGATCGCTGCTCACCACCGCGAGCTGCCACGAGGTCGAGGCGACGGTCTCGCCTGTCTTCAGCCGCGAGGTGAATTCGAGCGAGAACGTATCCGTCTCGCTGGGCTCGATGATGTCCCAATCCTTGCCGACATACATGTCAGACCTGCCTTGTGGGCGGCTGTTGCGGGGCGAGCGCCCGCGCCGGCGCCGCTTCTGGCGCGAGGCTGCGGCGCTGTGGCGGTGAAGCGGCGAGGCTGCGCGCGGACGTGACCACAAAGCCGAGCGCGCGGCGGACAAAACGGGCGAGCGTGCGCGCCGGATTGGCGACAACGTTGCTTGCGAAGGCGAGGGTCAGCGAGAGGACGCTCGAAATCTGCGCCGAGATGGCGAGATGGCGCGTCGCCGGCCGAAGCAAACCAGCAGCGCTCGCCGCAGCGGCGGGGAGGACCTTTGCCATCGCGCGCGACAGGCTCGCGGCCGAGGTCGCGGTGCCGGAGAGTGCGAGAAGCCGCGCCTTGATCGCCGAGAGAGCGACACTTTCCCCGGCGGCGAGAGCAAGGGATTTGTTGACGGCGCGGGCGAGCAATCCCGTCGACCCTGCCGCCACAACCAGCGATTTGCCGATGCTGTGCAGCAGCACGATGGCGCTGGCCATGCCGGCGGCCAGCGTCACCAGCCTCGCCTTGACCGCACCGAGCGCAGCGATGCCACTCTCGCCGAGCGAAAGGGCTTTCGCCACCGCGCGCGCGGCGCTGGCAGCGTTCGCCGCCACGGCGCGCATCACCTTGGCGACACCCTTGGCGAGGAGCGCGGCTGAGCCCGATGTCACCGATAGGGATAGGCTGTGCGCCGTGCCGCTCGCCACGGCCGTCCACGCATCGAGGCCCCAATATTGCCAGGGAAACGGCGTGGGCAGCGACCAGCCGGCGGGCTTATAGACCCAGACCACGCCTTGATTTTCCAGGACGTATGCGTCCGCCGAGGGCACATAGTTGAGCGACGGCACGTTGGTGCCGCTCGGCAGCGACGGCGTGTCGCCGGTGGCGCTTGCGCTGAGCGCGGCAACGATCCAACCGGTGATCGACGCCGTTGGCGCGACAGCACAGAGCTGTGTGCCGTCGAAGAAGACGATCTGGCCGCGCTTGCTGTCGTAGCAGTGCGCCAACGCCGTGCTGCTGCCCTGCGTGGTGATCGTGCCGCTGACATAGGCGTGCGAGGAAATGTCGGGCACGGCGAGGCCCTTGAGGCCGCGCACCAGCAGGAAATCGCTGTCGGCGTAGCCGCCGGCGCCGTTGCGGCCGTGCTGGAAATAGACGAGGTCGCCGGCGGTGGCGGGATCGGCGATGACGATGCCATCGACTTGCGGGCCGAAAATGTCGATCGAGTTCTCGAAAGGCGGCGAACCCGTCGAATTGGGCGCGACATCGACCGTGATGCCCGCGCCCTTGTTGAGCGGGTCGGTCCACAGCACGACGAACCAGCCGAAACTCCCGCCACACGCGGCATAGACCGTGCCATCCGGTCCCCAAGGGACAACGGAGCAGGGCGAACCGCTGCTGGCGCTCGATGCGAACTGGCCGTAGCCGACGCTGTCGATGATGCCGTCTGACGTGTCGAGAAAAGTCGGCGAGAGCGGCCCGGTCAGCGTGTCGGTGTCGACATTGTAGGCCCAGGGCGCGCCGATCGTGCCGCCGCCCAGACTGTCGAAGCCGAAATTGCCGCCAAGCAGCATGGTATGCGTGCCAGGCATGAATTTCTGCGCGTGATAGCTATGGGACGTCGCCGGCATCATCACGCCGTCGGCATTCTTGTCGATCCAGTAGCTTTGGTTGTTGCCAGTGGGCGTCGTCACTGCGGTCTGCGAGGATCCCACGGGTGCAGCAAATTTGTTGGCGTCCCGGTACATGCCGGATTTTTTCTTGAGCTGCCAGAAGCCGCCGCTGCCACCGCCATTGCGGCTGGCGGCGCCATCCTCGGGGTTGAAGGCATAGATCGAGCCGTCGCCATTGTCGGTGTGGCCGCCGCCTTGCACCGCGCAAAGCCCGTCGCGCTCGCTAATCGCGCATCCGGAGAAGGCGCGCATCGCCGGTGTCGTGGTGAGACCGACGCCACCCGCCGAAGGCGCCTGGTTCACCGCCGCATCGCTCGCCCAGGTGGCATTCCCGAGCGTCACACCGGCGTCGAAATTCGCCCGTGTCCGCGGCAGCGCATTGGCGAGGCTGCTCGCTTCGCCATGATCGGTCAGCCGCACGAAGGAATTGGCGGTCATGCCCGTCAACAGCGTGATGAGCTGGGTGGTCACCGTCGCCGTCCAGCGCCGGGGTTAGTATTCGAAACCGGTCAGGCAGAAACTCGAAATCGCCGCTGTCGTCACGTTCTCCAGATGCGAGATTGCGATCTGATTGCCCGACGCGACCTCAATGCCGCCATCCCAATTGACCGCCGCCGCACCGATCGCCGACGCCACCGCCGCAGGAGCGCTCGCGAACAGCGCGGCGACGACCGGCGAAGTCACGGAGACGGCGGACGCCGCGGAACGCAGCTTGACCTGGATGCTGTTAGCCGTCGTCGTCGTGTCCTTGACCAGGATCGAGAGCGACTGCAGGCGCAACGTCTTGCCGGTCGTCACCGTGTAGGAGGTCTGGCCCGTCGTCTCGGTGCCGCCGACATTTTTGGTGAAGGTGAAGACGGCCTCGGCGGTAACGCCGGCGACGTTGTCGGCGTGAAGGACGATGTAAGTGCGCCCGGTATCGGCTGCCGCCTGGACCGGCAGAAAGTTCGCGGCCTGCGTGCCCTTGGGCTCGGCCGCGAAATTCGTGCCACCGGCGCCGGTGAGATTGACCGAGAGGCCATCCGTGGCGTCGACCGTTGCCAAGCCCGACGCATTCGTCGGATCGGCGATGACGACGCGCTGACGAATGACGGTGTTGGCGCCGACGGTCAGTTGGCTCTCGTCGACAAGCTTACCGGTATTGCTGCTATCGTCCGGCAGCTTCAGGATCGTATCGGTCACGGCGCCAGCGCCTCGCAGCTCAAGTGAATTGCAGCTTGATGGTGAAGGCGATGCTGTCGCCGCTCGCAAGACCGATGCTGGCGAAGTCGCCCTTCAGGAACAGGGCGCCCGACCCGATGGCGGCGTTGTCCCAGAGCCCGGCATTGGTGATCGAGAGCGCCGCCGTCGCCGCGCGCGTGCCGGTCACTTGATAAGTGTCATTGGTGACGGTGGTCGTCACTTGCGCGGACGTGCCGCTCGTGCGCGAGCCGGTCGAGGAACCGCCGGGATCGACTTCGGTGAAAAGCGTCGTGTCGGTGGCGGCAGACGTGCCGGCGCCCGTACCCCAGCCGATATTGAGCGGCTCGGTTTGCGATGTCGTCTTGACGCGAGCCGTCAGGATGCTGCGCCCACCGTTGGTCAGGACCGTCGCTAGCCAGCTGAGCACGCCGTGCCCGCGGCTCGGACGTGGCCAATCGCTGGCCGCGGCGATGCTCGCGGCCGCCGCCAACGGCGCCCTTGCCGTGAGATCAGCAGTGAGAATGAAAGCGGTCATGGCGGTTCAGCCTTCCTCGCTCGATGAGTCGGTTACGGCGAAATTGGCGCGCACGATCTGGCCCTCTGCGTACAGAACGGCAGCCTTCTCGGCGTCCTTGCCGATGAAGCGCAGCGTCACAGCGCTCGCATGCTCGTGGCTCGAGGGCACCAGCTCGACCTCGAAGCTGTCGATTTCCGCACGCACGCTCTCGCCACCACCGAGCGTGGCAGCCGTCGCAAGTCTGTGATGCGAAGCACGGTGGACGCGATAGGCGATCTGCATCTTTCAACTCCCGGCGCGAAGCCAGCGTGAAGCGCGCCAGAAAAGCCGGCGCAGCGGATTGCGATGCCAAAATGCGACGATGCCGAAATGCTCGGCCGTGCCTGCGCTGCCGCAACGCGGGCAGCTGCGCCAGTGCCTCGCGCCATAACGGCGCTCGCCGGACGTGTCGCGCGGCGGATTGCCGAGGCCGCAGCTCGGGCAAGCCCGGAACACCACCGCCTCGACCGACGCCATGCGCGCCCGCTGGCGCGCCCGGGCGCTCAGGATCTCGATCGTCATGCGAAAGCTCGTTTCCTTGTGAGGGATCAGTCTCGGCCCGCGGCCCGCTCCGCATAGAGTTGGCGGTAGTAGTCGAGGAGGCCGGTGTCGCCTGATGCAACCATCAATTCGGTGAGCGCCCAGATCAGCGCATCGAGCCGGTCGGGCGAATAGCCTTCGCGGCCGCGGTCGAAGTCGCTCGCGAAGGCGCAGAGCTGGTCTTCGAGCGCGGGAAAGGCGCCCAGATGATGCACGCGAGCTTGCTCGTAAAGCGCGGCCACGGGCTCGGCGCGGGTGGCCTTGCCGCGGGTTGCGCGCACCGCTTTGAAACTTGCACTGGGATCGAGCGTGCGGATGACGGTTTCGACCATGTCGCCGCCATTGTTCACCTCGGCGACGATGCGGTCGGCATGGCGTGCGTGATAGAGCGCGAGAGCGCGGCGCGCCCATTCGGGCGGCGCGTACCGGCCGGAGAGATCGTCGAGGACATAGCCATGCCCGTCCTCGCCGAGACCGGCAGCGATGATACCGGTCTCATCGGCCCCATCGCTCACGCTCGCGGCGGGATCGATGGCGACGACGACACGGCGCAGCGCCGGTATCTCGCATACCCGCGCGCGCTCGACGACATCGCGTGTCCAGAGCGCGCCCGGTATATCGTCGAGGAGTTCGGCAGCGATCTCCTGGCGCCCGAGCCGCGTGCCTTCGTAGCGTTTGACGATCTGCGACAAGAACGGCGGCGCGAGATTGACGCGGTTCTCATAGGTCGAGCCGCGGGTCACCGCGACATCGCTCCGCTGCAGCAAGCCGCGCACGAGCTTGATCGGTTTCGGCGTAGTCGTCACCACACAGCGCGGACGCTCGCCCAGCCGCAGCCCGAACATCAGCATGTCCCAGGCTTCGGGATAGCGCCAGGCCGCGAGCTCGTCGCACCAGGCGGCGTCGTGCTGCGGCCCGCGCAGCTCTTCCGGCTGCTCGGCCGAATAGGTCGTGGCAACGGCGCCGTTAGGCCACGTCAATCGGCGCTTCGTCGGCTCGTAGCGCGGCCGGAACCATGGCGGCGAGATTGCGAGAATGCCGCTTTCGCCTTCCACCAGCACGTCGCGGACATCGCTTGCGGTGCGCGCGACCAGCGCGATGCGATTGACCTGCCGCGCCTCGACTTGCGCGCGCACCCATTCGGCGCCGGTGCGTGTCTTGCCGAAGCCGCGGCCGGCGAGGACGAGCCAGATGAACCAGTCGCCGTGCGGCGGCAACTGATTGCGCCGCGCCCAGAACGCCCAGTCATATTCGAGCGCCGCCCACTCCTCAGCCGTGAGGTCGGCCAGGATCCTCGTCCGTTCCGCCATCGGAAGAGCGCGCAGCGAGTCGGCGAGCGATGCGTTCCCTGGCACTCTCCACCTTCGCAGGTGCGGCAGCGTTGCCGCTCATCTCGACACGGTCGCGATATTTCATCGGACGATTGGCGCGCAGCAGCAGCGTCATGAGCCCGTCGCTGTAGTCGCGCACGAACGTCACGATCTTGCCGGCGCTCATCACCGGCTTTTCCACGCCGGCGACAGCGCGCCGCCACGCCTCGGCCTCGAGCAGATCGATCGCCGACTCCTCGGCGTCTCGGAAGCGCGCTTTGAACTCGGCATCGCCCGCGAGCTTGTCATAGACGGTGCGTCGGCCGAGCCCGCAGGCTTTCGCCGCCAGCGTCACATTGCCGTGCTCGGCGAAGGCCGCGAGGAATTTCTCCCAGGTCGCATCGGCGACCCGTTTACCGGTGCGGCGCCGCAT